GCGGCGGTTGGGCCGCCGTGGCTTGGTCCTGTGCGCGCTGTTGTAGCTGCGCTTCAAGCTGCGCCGGCGGGATAACCTGCAATACCCCCGCCTGCCCGAGTTGATCTGCCATTGACGCGTCCCTGCTGTTTTGAAGACAGGGGGCGTGCAAGTCACAAACGATCCGTTAATCCCGTAGTCCAACGGGCGCCAAACTATTAACACCTACGCGGTAGCCGATAGGTTGTATCGGGGAGAGCGGCATGGACGGCAAGGATCACATCGCGTTGTGGGTGGCGAATGGCATAAGCACCGGGGCGATTATTTCGACATTTCTTGGGTGGACACCATCCGTCGCCGCGCTAGTGGCGCTGGTCTGGTATTGTATCCAGATTAAGGAAAGCCATACGTTCCAGACGTGGCGTAACTCCCGTAAGCATCGGTTGGTCAACCGCTTGCGGGCGAAGCTCGCCAAACTGGAAAAGGACTAGGTCCAACCTGCTGCGGACACCCGTGAGCCTACACGCTTGGCGCGGGGTCGAAGTCTCCGGGTAATTTCAGGCACAACGCCGCCATGGACAACCAGGGCTACATACTGGAGGTCGTCGCAGACGTGTGAGAACCCTTCCCTGTCGTTCTTGTCGGGGACCGTCTTCAGCGAGCCGGTCTTCATTTTCGTGAACCGGTAGCCGCCGGACATGGCGCGGCAGAGCATGGGGCAACCGGCAGCGGAGATCATCAGCGCCGGGCCACCGTTTGTCTGGCGTGAGAGCAGCGCCTCGACCGCGCGTAGGCGCGGCTCGATGTCGTTGGTTGGCGCCGGGAACGCGGGCAAGCCCAGACGCTGCAACGCGTCGAAGCAGCTCTCCTCCGAGACGTTGCCCTTGGCGGCGCCCGACGGGTCGCCCACCATACACATCTTGAAGCCCATGTACTTGTTGCTGAACAGGATCGGCCGGAGGCTTTGGTTGACGTGCTTCTCCAGGCCCACGTTGGTGCCCGGCACTTCTTGGTGCACGATCAGCCGGCCCATGTGATCCATCTGGCAGATCAAAGACCAGGGGTTACGACCGAAGTCTTGGCCAACCAGCAACGGGTAGCCGGGGATGAGCTGGGTATCTGGGACGATATGGAAGTTCGATTTGAATGTGTTCTTGAACACAGCTGCACCGCTAGGGTCATCGCCGTATTCTGCTTTAACGTAACGACGTACCCAGTCGCTGTCGTGCCCGTACAGATCGATGAATCGCTCATAGTACTTGCGTCCTTGCGCGCGCCGGTCAGGGTGTCCGAGCGGCAGGAGGAGAGACTTGTCAGTCTGCAGTAGCCAGTCCAGGTTCTCGGCCTCTTCCGCTAGTCCTGACGGCTGCTTGAAAATCTGTACGTCCGGCGGCGGGTTCTCCAGGAACTGATGCCACGGCGTCATCTCGGTGGGGAAGTTCGTATCGGCGATCCAACCATGCCACGTAGGCACACCGTCGGAGCCGGACGGATACCGTCCTAGACGGCCTGTAAGAGGCGCCAGGACGCTGATGTCCATCTCGATGCACTCGGACAGCCACGCGCCAGTTAGCTGCATGGAGAGCAGCCTGGACTGATCCTCTTCGTTCTCCAGCGGGATGAAGATCAGCTCGGCGCGGACGTCGTCGAAGTTCAGGTAGAACGCGCTATCGGATACCTTCCAGTGTCCAAGACCCTTGAGCCAGTTGTTGCAGTCCTTGAGGACCGTGTCCTTGAGCTGGCGCAACGTCTGCCGCACGATGGCGAAGCGCGTGTGGCGCAGCCCGTCGGCACCGGGCTTCTGCTGTGTGGCGCGTCGCAGGATTTCAATGACGGCAGCGGTGGTCTTACCACTACCGACTGGACCTGCGATGAGGCGACCGAACGCCTCTGATTTCATGAAACGCGCGCACGTAACGGGGGCGGTGTATTGGAGGTTGGGCATTCGCCGTCCTGCTTATTGTTCTTTGCAGGTGACGAGGTGCCGAAGTCCCAAACGATCCGTTAATCAGGCACACGCCTTCTCCCAAGTCACCCACTCGCGGGCGTCGGGGCGCTGCTGCTCTTCCAGGTACACGGTCCACTGCGCGGTGATGCCGTGCTTCGGATGCGTGAACCAGAGCGGCTGCGAGGGCCGTGCGAAGGGCGCGCGCAGCGAGAGGCGGGCGTACTCGTCGTACCCCTTGAGCGTGCCAGCAACGATCACACCCGGCAGCCAGAGTGCCTGATGCCAGTGCCCAATGATCAGGGTGTCGAATTCAGTCTTGATCTGACTTTCTGATCGGTGTGTCTTGAGAGTGCCCCGAAGAATAGGACCCAGAGCACCAATAATGCCGTCACCACCCTTAACACCGAGGCTGTCGCCATGAGTAAGCATGTAGCGATGCCCGTATACCTTGAAGCGCGCATCGGCTTCCTCCGGGATCATGAATTGAACGTTCTTGGATGACTTGAAGTGCCGTGCGAGCGCGCAGTAGACGTTCCACTCGTGCGATGTGAAGACGCGATGCTTCATCATCATTTTCTTGGTGGAGCGCCCGTGGTTGCCCACGACGCAGGGGACGAACACCTTGCCGAAGTGGGTCGCCATGGTCTCGATGCCGGCAGCGAGCATATCGATCAGGTCGTTGATGCACTGCTGCGTGGTCTTGTCATTGGTCTTCATAAGCTCTTCGTGGATGTCGCCACCCAGCATGTCGCCGCCGAGACAGATGACGATGCCAGGGTATTTCACCTTGGCGTTGCCCATGTGGTTGTGCGCGAGGTCGATCGTGGTGGTGACCAGCCGCTTGACGCGCTCTTTGGCGATGCGGTTGTTGTACTCGTTGACGCCGCCGACTTGAGACTTAAAAACGACCTCCCCATAGTGCCAATCAGACCACACCGTGATCGGACATCCGCGGTCGTTGCCGCTCGTTGACTTCACCAGCCACTCGGGTGGGTCAGGGTCGTACCCGGCGATCTGATGGATGTTCTCGCGGATGGTACGCGCGGTCTCATCGCTCTTCTGCAGAGCCATGATCATCTTCCGCTGGGCGGCGATCTCATCATTCTTGTTGTTGATGATCAACATCGCATCTTGAAGTCGATCAGCATCAGTCTTCTTCGGTGCGCCGGCCATTCTTGTACCTTTTACATTCGCGACCCTTCGGAGAGGTGTCGTATCGGTGTTGCGTTAGTTTCCCGAGCGGGCTCGTATTGTACTTGGCAATTCGTTCACGACCCTTCGGGGTTTGGTTGTAGCGTAAGTGTCTTGCCGCTCCCTTCGGTGTCGCGGTGTATCGTGCCTGTCTGAGCCGGTCCTGCGCCCTCTTTCGTTCCGCCCGCATTTCCGATGACAAGGCGAGCGTCGGCTCCAAGATCGATAGAAATCGTAAATCTCTCTCCGCTTGCGTTTCCCCTGTCGGTGCCGCCATCGACATCGCCAATTTTTGCAAACAGCTTAGCTGCCTCAACAGCGTCGATAAGTTTTTCGGATTGCTTGCCCATGCGACTTGCGATGGACGGAAGCTGGGCTTCGAGGGCGGCTTGAGCCTGCATCCTAAGTCTGTCGGCTGTTTTGGTGACGCCTTGCCATTCGAGGCTGAGAACCTGGAGGGTTTTCTTGAAGAACTCATTGTGCTCCGAGATGAATTCGTACTGGATATTCGTGAGGTTGTGCTTCAGCAGAATGTCCCGCAGAGGATGGATATTCGTGGCTAGGTCGCGCGCGAGCGCTACCATCTCCGGCGGCCCGAACTGCTTCGGCATCGCGACCATCGCTTTGAGTGCGTCGAGGCCGGCAGGGGTGAGACCGTTTGTTACCGTGGCGGTAATCGGCGGGTCGTCGAAGCCCGTCTCGATCTCGTCCTCGTCGTTCATTGTCTCGGCTCCATCGCCCGCACGCCGCTGAGATGCTCAGCGAGGACGTCGAGCAGGTACGAGCGCTGCTCCTGCGGGATCGAGTAGCCGACACCCCAGATCGTCTTTAGATAGACGGTAGGGTCCTTGGGAAACTTCTTCAGCTTGCGCCGGATGTGGCAGACCACAACGTCGACCATCTTCTGGTCGGTCGGATCAGAGTTCTCGGGGCGGTTGTGTTCGATGGCGTCGTGCAATTGGGTCTTGGTGACTTCATTACGCCGTAGCAATGTGAGAAACACAACAGCTTGCAACCTTGTCATCTTGAAGCGGTTGGCACAGGCGATGCGCAGTGTAACATTATCCAAAGAGAGTACCTGTACCTCGGATTGTCTGCGCTCGGTGCGTGGACCTGCTGGCCAGTCATCACGCGGCAGATCGATCAATCTACCTTCTTCTATAGCTGTTTTGAGGATGTCGTAGACTGCTTCGCCGGGGATGCGTGTTGCTCTGGCGATTGCTCTAACCGGAACACCTTCATCTGCGAGCATCTCGACTGCGTGTCGAATTGGAGGAAGGGGCTCCGCTATCAACGTGATGTCCAACATTGTGCCTGCCTGTACAAGTGATGCAACGTCAAGAATCTCTAGACCGCACTCACTCCCAGGTTGTCAATCGAACCTCGTTTGTGTGCGAATGAGTTTGACTGCATATCCCGCAAAGCCCGTAGCGATACGGAGAGTTGCAAAGTGGTTGGGCTCGCTGCTCTCGTCGCCCCCAACGCGCGGTAGGAGAATTTAGATTTCTCTCTTGTGCCGCCAACGAACAACGAGCCCTACGCAGGACGTGGCGTCCACATGGTAAACAAAAGCTTAAGGCCCCGAAGTTTCCTTCGAGGCCTGTCAGAAAAACGTAGAAGTTTTTCGGTCGTGAGTTACGCGGCCGGAGCAGCAACCGGAGCAAGAGCAGCTTCGGCCTTCGCCGAGACAGCATCAACCGATGCAACAGCCGCGTCGATGACGGGCTGCACAGCAGCTTCGCTGGCGGCGATGTCAGCGATCAGCTTGTCGACATCGGCGGAAACTTTGGCGATCGAGGCAGTGAGCTTGGAGAGATCAAGAGCCATGTTTGTTTGTCCTTGTAGGATGTTGAGTAGCATTTGGTTCGTGCTGGCGCCGCTGTACTGTGCGGCTATCTGTTTGGCGATAGCGATCAAGTTAGTCATGGGGGTATCCTCGTTGCGATTTCGTTTACGCGCTTAAGGCCCCAGGGCATTACCCCCAGGGCCTCGCGCACCGCGAATGTCAGCAAGGACCGACATTCCGTATTGTCAGCGTGCGGCTACTTCGGCGCACTCGTATGGGCCGGTCATCAGTTGATCTTCTTGCTGTCGAGCTTGAGGTTGTACGTGCGCATGATCGTGCGGCACAGCAACTCGCGGGCGTCAGTGGTGTTGATGTTGAACCCTGCGACGATCGGCAGGGTCATGGGGTCGTCGCACATGATGATCATGCCGGCCGCAAGCCCGGCCTCTTCGATCAGCTCACCGAGACACTCGGCGATTTCTTCAATGGTCATGGGGGCGCTCTCGTTTGGGGGAAAGGAGATGCCCTGAGAACGCGCCGCATGTATTGCGACTTCGTTAATCGCGGTACGAAGTTGTGTCGTGATCCGGATTGTGGAGTTTGCCGAAGGCGTGGCGCGCTGCGACGCGCTCAGCTTCTTCGTTGTCCATGTCGAGTGTGAGGGTGTTGACGTGCGGGCATCCATAGTAGAGCCCGCCGCAGCGGGAACAGCGCATGCCGAACTTCTCGGCACGGAAGTCCGATGCCTCGTAACACGCTGGGCGTTCCAAGGGTCTCATCACCAGCACCACATGTCCGAACAGTAATACCACTCGTCCCGGTAGCTGCTCTCTTCTTCGTCGTGGTTGGGATCGAACGCCACGGCGAAGGCGTATCGCGCACGAATCCTGATGGCTTCTTCAAGGTCGAGATCATGTGCCGCCGTGCCGTGATGCGGGCATTTCGTGACGTCGATGTACAGCTGGCCGCATCGGCCGCAATACAGTTCAATAGCCAGCCGCGCTTTCGTCATGCGATGAAAGTCGAGCGAGGGTCTTGCGACTTCGTTAATCCTCGTCGAGCTCATTCCTGCAGATTTGTGCCTGTAGCAAGGTGACAGCACCGAGCAGGCCGCGTGTGCAGAAGCCGGCACGTTGAAAGCTCGTGGTCTTCCCCGGATGTTCGAGTGCGTACGCGATGCCGACTATCTCGCCGGCGCGCGCCTGCTCCAGCAAGTCTTCGAGCTCGCTGACGACGTTCTCGTTGATCTCGCCGGGAGGTGGCAGGGCGAGGCCGGGTCTGATGGGGACGATTGTCATGGCGTTTGATCGCGTGAGTGTCTTGCGATTTTGTTTATTACAGGACGTACATCAAGGTTGAGTCGTTTTACCTTTTTAGGGGCTACAAATTTTCAGCTGCGGTGTCGAGCGAAGCGAGACGGGGGGCCTGTCCATGCCCCCCAGGGGGGACACGTGACAGACCAGCCTCGCCTATGGCGCGTCGGGGCCTGCCCAGCCTAGACTGGAATCAGGCGATACTTTTTCTCATTCCACTTGCCTAGCCAGAGGTACGCTGCACCGTGGCTATCGAACGTCTTAAGCGTGTACCATGAACCATTGTATTGAAGGCGTTGTAGGGCGAACATTGGAATCTCCACGTTGGGACACATTCGGCGCGTCGGGGCTCAACCCTTGCGATACGCGGCCAGTTCAAGCTTACGAAGTAGGATAATCACCTTGGCTTGCTTCGACATTGGATGCTCCTCAGCATTGGGGGAAGGTAGGAAGGCGAGAGGGTGATGCCCTCTCGCCTTGTCGGGGCTTAGCCTGCCAAGGTAGCGTTGATGCTCACCTTGACATCGCCGAAGCCAGTGAAGCCTGACGTCGTGGCCAGTATCTTCGTCTTACCAGACTTAGACGGGCCTGCTGCTTCACGTGCTTCCTTTGAGACGTCGATGTAGAGAACCAGAACGTCGCCCTTGATTTCGCCTTTGATTGGACGTGCCATGATGTAACCCTCGGTTGTGATGCCGTAGCGCCGATCGCTGCGGACACCTTCGGCGCGTCGGGGCGTCCTTTTGCACGCAGCGCGTGTGCACAAATATCACGCGCGAAGGACCGCTCCAGCTAAAGAAATCAAGACCCGGATAATTAGACAGCGAGGCCCAGCTAGACAGTTCCATCGTGAAAAGGTATCATGATACGAGTGAGGGCTAGACGGCGGGGGTCTAGGGCAAAAGAGGCGGTCTAATTAAACGCTAGCTTTTCTGTCTAGCAAGGTAATACCTTGATATCGTTAGGCAATTTTACCTTTTTAGGCTTCAATTAGACAGAAAGACAGCGTTTTTTCACGAGAGGACCGTATAGACGATGTAGGGGTGAATAGTATTACATCGCGGCAGACATAGGCAGAGCCTGCATGGAACTGTCTATCTGACTTATTAACAGAACAAAACATAAACATAAATATATATATAAATAAAATCAATAGCTTAGCCTAGAAGGTAAAAAGGTAGTGGGTTCCCGTATTAACTATTCCTTAACCATACAGTTCCTTTGACACACACGAAAAAATCGCTGTCTATCTGAGCTAATCGTCTAGCCCATGGAACTGTCTAACTGCTGTTCCCTGTCTAGCTCCTCGACCCTTTACTCAATCTTTACACTGTAAAGACCACTCCTCTGCAGCTTTATGGGGCGCCCCGACGCGGCGATTTCCGATCCTGCGATACCCGCAAGATTACCCCGTAGCCGGCAAATGCTGAGGAGCACACAATGACTACATTCACCCAACGGTTGTATTCGAAAGCCCCGCTTGCTGCCGAGGATTTCTACCGGCAGACGCAGCTGGATCGCACCTTGCGATACGGCAAGCACACCACCTTGGCATGCTTCTACTCGAACAAGACCAAGCCCATGACGATGGGCGATAGGCAGGATGCTGAGATCACCGCTGATTTCCATGCTGCCCGCAAACAGCCGCAGCTCGTTTGTGCCGCCTCATGTGGCCGCGCCGTATGCCGCACTGGCTGCAAGTTGTTCGACTGATGGAGCGGGCAATGGACACGTTCCGAATGGTCGTCCTGGTCGCAGCCATGCTGTTCGTACCGACAATGTTCGTACTCGCCCTGCTCGGGTACTAGCCCCGCAATACTACTGCCCTGGCCAATTTGGTCAGGGCCGAGCTTTACCGTGAAGGTAACAAGGTGACATCCACACAACCCGACATGCTGAGGAGCATTCCATGAATAAATTTGAAGAGCTGAAAGCATTCACACGGCACTGGGAGCTAATGGCTGGACGTGAGCCAGCTCCATACCAGAAAGCAATTGCCCTGCAACGATTAGAGAAAGGGCAACAAGTCCGCGACATCGTCCTCAAGCTGATGAGGTTGCGTGTGGTCGGCGTGGATGTCGAGTACGCCCTGATCAATGGAGGCCAAGTATGAGTGTCTATGAGCGAAGCGCGGCAGAAGACGGTTGGTTTCACGTTGGGAACGGCATGTGGATGCACATGATCCCATGGGAGACGCTCACCATGGAGCGTCCACCGTACATCATCGGCAGTGCACGTGATGTGTGCCTCCTTCAAGGCTTGGACACTGGGGAGGGCGTGTGATGGTCAAGACAACCAGAGCACAACGAGAAGCGCTGTTCAGCGTCTTCAAGCGTGACTTCCCATCGTGGGTTAGCCCAACGCTTAGACGCAAGTACAACGCCTCTAGAAATGTCGTGGAGGAGCTCGTTGCTGTGCCGTCGATCCAATACCGACGGTTCAGGAAGCAAGCTCAGGGAGGCCCGAACTGCATCATGCTGCCATGGCGTGGCATGTGGTTGGGCATCGAGCCAGATGGATACACTCACAGCTGAGGAGCGAGAGATGAGCGAGACAATCACTAACGAGTTCGATGAGACCTACGATGCTCTATCCTGGCTCGCAGACGACATAGCAGTTGCTGCCGGATACACGCAGCCAGCTCGTGTGCCATTTGGGCCGTTCGAGATGTGGTTGCTGGTAAAACCCGGCACGGACATCACAGGTAAATTCGATGCGTGGTGCCACACTGAACAGAAGTTCATGAAGGTATCAGGGCGGGACTTCGAGATCACAGAATACGCAGGGAACTGACCTTTCGACACTGCGCTCTTCGGAGCGCAGCACGAAGCGCCAGCTTCATTACTGCCACGGTAACCCCCAAGCTGAGGAGCCTAAGATGAACGTCAAAGAATTCCTTCATCCGATGCCGAGAGAAGCCCTGAAAGAGGCCTTGAAAGCTGACTTCAAGCCAATGAACCCTGATGTAAAGGTAAAATGGCTAAACGATCTGGCTACAGCCAAACAAGCGAAATCAAAGCTCAAGAACGACGATGGCGCTGGCTATTGCTGCCTCGGCAGATTGTGCGTTGTCGCAGGTGGTGAATTCCAGCCTACCGAAGACGAACGCTTCGAGGAGCACGTGGACGGCTGCGGGGACGAAGATTGCGACGGCTGCTATGAGCCGTCGTATGTTGAGCTCCCCATGTGGCCGGACGGCAGGCTTATGAGCCTCGACAATGAGACGCTCAATGGCGACGTTATGTTGTGGGCAGACCTCACACCGGAAGCTGTTGACGTGCTGATGGACCTCAACGACAAGAGCGATGACTTCGACGCTGTGATGGAGTTCATCAGGGAGAAGCTGTGATGTCTAAACGATATCTGATCGTTGCGTTTGTTGCTTTGCAGGGATTGGACGTGATCTCCACAATGTACTTCCTCCACACCGGTCGCGGTGTGGAGAGCAATCCGCTCATAGTTCTGTGCATGGTACATCTCGGGGCTTGGTGGTTCGTGCCCAAGATGGCGCTAGTGCTCGCCACTGTGCCTGTGCTGGCTCGTGGACACACTCGCTACGTTGCCGGAATGAACGCGCTCTACACCTACGTCGTCATCAACAACTTCATGCTCTGAGGGAGATTACATGGCTAGGAAGCAAACGTTGTTCACGAATATGAACCATGGCGAAGCGAAGGCCACACTAGGCCTATGGGAGCGTATCGCCCGTGACTGCGAGAACGAAGGGCGTGTAGCTGAGATGCCATACGCTCACGAGATGATCCTTGCGGCTCAACAGCGCTTGAAAGACTTGGGAGGACCGCACTGATGGCCAAGCGAAAAGGTAAGAAGATGAAACGTGCTGTGAAGAAATCACGTAGATGGAAACCAGCTACAAGGTGGGGCGATGGGTAAATTAATTCCTTGGGATGTCTGTCTCGCAGCATTCCTGTCCTTCTTAAGTTTGATTTTACTGATCTACATTGCAGCCACGGGGGAAACCCCGTGGTAATTTTTTGTGCATGCATGGCTGATATTTGTAAGTGGCAGTAAGGAACTAGGATTCCTACGTGCAGTTGTATCTAATACTGCTCGTGGAGCGCGGTTGTGTCCTATAGGAAGCTGTTAAAGCCCCAAACGTTTCTTCGCTCTTGCCGGCTTCTGTTTGATTTGACTCGTGTATTCTCAGATTACATCTACGAGGATGCCTCGCTCGCGGATAGCCTTGATGGCGTGTTTGTTCTTATCTGCGTTGCGATCGGGCACGCTGAGAACCGCCTCATGAACGTCTCCAAGCTCTCACACTATCTTGGCATGAAGCGGCAGTCTGTCCTGCGACGACTGAATGAATTGGTAGATCGCAAGGTCGTCGAGCGCTCTGGTACGCACTACCACATTGCCCCGTCCCACGCTGACAAGATCGATCACCTACTCAGGGCTGATCGTCTGATCGTCGCTGCGTTTCGTGATTTGCAGCGAGACGAGAGCGTCGGATAAATTTACGTATCTTTACGGATTTGGCCAAATTGGTCACAGCGCTCATTGCTGTACAGCAGACGTGTAACTAACAAGTACACGGCTGAGCTGCATCACACTTCCTACTCATCTCTTCCATTTTCTTCCCCACGTTCATGGGGCGCCCCGACGCGCCGACGGTTCGGCGTGCGATCGGCGCGTGCCGCGTCGACCGCAATTTTAAGCCGCAACCGATGAGGAGCTACCCCACACCATGTCTATAGCAATCGCGACGACGGTGTCGTCAGCTACACAAGCGCCTGCAACCAACAGGCTTACCATTCAGAACCTCCTGCAGAAAGCAAACGACCTCGGAGAGCAGGCCGGCAAGGGCAGTGACACACAGATCAAATTCTTGCTGAGCTGTTGTGAAGGCGGCTACCACAACGCCGCTGATTTGGTCCCCAACAAACACGGCCAGGATATCGACGACGCAACGAAGCTCGCAGAAGCCTACGTCAAGGCCCAGGGCACAGCTACTGTGTTCGATGCCAAGGCACCCAACCAGCGCAAGCTGGTTAGTACACTTCGCACTGCTATCAAGCTGGGACAGTGGCCGAAGGGTGGCGTGGGTGAGCCTCTCGCCACGGTGAATAACCTGATGGCGTATCGGCAGAAGCTGCGCCGTGATCCCGTGATCTGCAAGAAGCTCGACGACGCAGCGAATACGTTCCTGAAGTTCGCTCGTGCCCAGCTGAAGCGCGATGATCTGATCGAGGGCGATGAGCTGAACGCCTTCTGCCTCAAGAAGGACCCCGAGCTGCCCACGGCTGAGAAGGTCTTGGAAGGTATCAAGACGTCTCTACAGAAGCTCGAAAAGGGCCAAGCCGCGCAGAATACAGCGCTGGATAACTCGCCTGAAGTCAAAGATGCACTGAAGGCAGTGACCAAGCGCTTGGATGAGATCGCCAAGGGTCGGAAAGGTGGGAAGGTATGAACGTCAAATCCCTCTACATCCGACCGCTGTGGATCGGCATCATGTACAGCAGCTTAGGCTGCGTCCTTGGTACGTCGATCTTCCCGAGCAAACGCATGCTCATGATCGGCGTTGCTTGGCCGCACTACATACCACTGGCGATTTGTAAGGTGGTGGGCAGATGAGAGGAAGAATACTTTACCCCTCCTTTGCAGCAGCTGCCGGGCTCATAGGACTTTTCGTTGAAGTAACCGGTATCGCCGGTGGCGGCATGCTCATCCTGACAGGTCTCATCGGCATGCTGATTGCATTAACGGATACGAGTTCGCACTAGCGGAGAGCCGATCTCTCGCTAAGTGCGGGGGCTGCGCTGAGTTAGCTCCTCACTCACTGGCGCAGCCCCACCTATTCCTTGGAGGAGCACAAACACACGACGGGTGTCGGGGCGCTGCCTTCATGGGGCGCCCCGACGCGCCAAGCGATGGTCGCGGCGTATCGGCGCCGCCTGATGAGCCTGATTGAAGGCGAAACCATCAACCCCCACTGAGGAGACTACATTGAACCTTATTCAAGCGATGAACGAGACCCGCGTACTGTTCAGCACCGGACAGGCCGTGTTGTGGTCATCCGGGTCTGGCATCGGCAAGAGCCAGGGTGCATGGCAGCTGTTCCAGAAGATGAAAGCAGATGGCGAGGCCAAGGGCGAGCGTTGGGGCTGCGGTATTATCTTCGGCGCAACACATACTCCGCCAGATGTTCTCGGCTACATGTTCAAGGCTGAGCGCGACATTGTCGTCGGCATCGATGCCGAGGGCGCACCAATCACCAAGAAGTTCACGGTGACTGATCCTACCATGCCGTTGTGGATGATCTCCACGGAAGGCAAGCCGGCATCGACCTACGATCGGTTCTTCCTGATCATCGACGAGTACGGTCAGACCGACCCGGAGACCAAGAAGCCCCTCGCTGAAGTGCTGCTCAATGGTGGTACCAGCCCGTGGTATTTGCCCCACGGTAGCGTTCGGCTGGCTCTGACCAATGAGGGTGCACGGTATGGCGTTAGCAAAGACTTCGACTTCTGTATCGCACGCCGCACCAAGATCGAAATCCACCAAGACGTGGATGTACTTCTACAGCATCTCGACAAGCCCTACTCCCACCAGGGACGGCAGTGGACCACCATGCCAGTCATCAAGGCATGGGCCAACGCCAACCCCACCATCGTGTTCGAGCCGGAGCCTCCGCAGCAGGGTCCGTGGTGCAATCCGCGCCAGCTGTGCGCTTATGATCGCTACTTGCAGACGAAGTTCGAGATCACCGGCAATCAGGAAGTAGACGGTCAGTCGCTCGAAGTTGGGGCTGGTACGATCGGGATGGCGGCGACTGCGTCCATAGCTGCGCATTTGCAGTTCCGTTTGCAGCTGCCGAGCTACGACGACGTTGTGGCCGACCCGGCAGGGGCTGACGTCCCTACCCGTGCCGACCTGCAGATGCTGATGGCGTACGAGCTGGCTGGTCACTCCAAGACGGCTGATCTGGCGGCTCTGATCCAGTACGTCAACCGTCTGCCCAAGGACATGGGCGTGACGTACATCAGCGCTTTGCTACGGCGTGACTACAAAGGAATGATCAACACTCCTGCAATGCAGGCGTGGATCAATAAGAACGCTTCGCTGGTCGCTATCATCGCTTCGCTGAGCAACTAACTCCGAAACCTAGGGGCTTACCGTGACGGTAACGCCCCGATGGTCGCCACGTAATGCGTGGCCTGATGAGGAGCATCAAATGCAACGTACTTTGACTATCGAAATCCGCGTTGACTATGCGGACAACGAGAAGAACGAGCCCATGCGTATCGCGGCTCAGCAAGCTGCCCGGCATCTATATGCGACCGGGGTGCTGTTGAGCGACGGCGTTAAGCCAGTCGTCGCGGTATGGAGTGATGATTTCTTCTGCGGTTACGAGGAGATCAAGCTGTTCGACGACACGATCCAGAAGGGACTGAATGGCATGAAGGACGACACCAGCGACGGGGTGTCGGATGAGTTGATGTCAGCAATGAGGGATAGCCAATGACAGATGATGAGCTTGCAACATTCATGGTCGGTATCGACCATCGACCGTGGCCGGAACAGATAACGCTCATCTACTCGCTACTCGAACAGGGCGGCTACTGGTCGCACCTCCATTCGCCGGCGATGGATGCATACATCAAACGCAACGCCGGTGCGCTATGCGCGTACTTCTGGGGAGATACATACAGATGAGCACCGAAGTAACTGAACCAATCGAGAAGCTTACGGACTGCGGGTTGACGCAGAAGCAGACGCGTGAATGGGCGGACACCATGTCGCTCATGGCGTGGACTTGCCCTGGCTTCCGCCACATCTTCTACAAGCTGCTGACTAATCACAACGGCCAGTACGCTTGCGTTCCAACGCGAGATGTTCCTGTTGCCGCCACTGACAGCCGCAACATCCTGATCAACCCGGACACGTTCTTCGAGTACACGCTGCAAGAGCGTGTGTTCATTGTCGCCCATGAGATCGTGCACAACATCTATATGGACGTGCCGTTCATCCATCGCTGTACGAAGTCCGGCACAGTGCCCATGGACGACGGTACCACTAAGCCGTTCGAGAACTCGGTGATGCAGCGCGCGATGGACTACCGCATCAATGCGTTGCTGCGCGATAGCCGCATCGGTAGGCCGCCGAAGGACTGCTGCCTCGACGACACGATCGCAACAGCGAAGGACGGCATCACGGACACCTACAAGAAGCTGTACGAGGACTACGAGGAGAACGGGGGTAAGGAGCCCGGCGGTGGCTTTGACGTCGTGTTGAAGCCCAACGCCAGCACGGGGCAGAGCCCCAATGTCCAAGGCCAGAACCCGCAACAGTGGGCGGTTGAAGTCAAAGCCGCACAGACACTCGAAGCGATGCGGGCACAAGGCAAGATGGCGGGCGCCCTCAAGCGTATGTTCGAGGAGATACTTGATCCGCAGGTGCCGTGGACTGAGAAAATCCGCAGCATCTGTTCTCGCAAGGTAGGGCACGGGAACTACAACTGGCGCAAGCCTGACCGTCGTTTCATTGTGCGCGACCTGTACATGCCATCCTCAACCGGGCATGGCGCTGGTTGGATCGTCGTATGGGGCGATACGTCGGGCTCGATCGGCGTAGCTGATCTCTGCCAGTACATGGCCGAGCTGTCCTCGATCGTGGACGAGTGCTCCCCGAGCCGCCTCACGGTGATCTGGTGCGACGCTGCTATCCATCGCATCGACGAGATCGCTGACGCAACTGATATGGCCAAGCTCAAGTACGACGCAGCCAAAGACGGTGTGGGCGGTGGCGGTGGTACCAGCGTGCATCCGGTGTTCGACTGGATCGCTACGCAGGAAGGACGTCCTGAAGTGTTCATCGGCTTCACTGATGGATACGTCGACTTCCCCAAGACCGAGCCCGACTTCCTGACGATCTGGGCGAGCACTGCGAAAGGCCCCGACGGGTATCCGTGGGGCGACGTCGTCGAGATCAAGCCCAAGCGCTGATTACCGTAGCAGTAACCTACGGCTCAGCCGTAGGTTACTTTTCAATCTAACATTGTAACCATCAAGAGGAGCAACTAATGGCGTGGCCTAACAGACGGACCCGTAGTTTCGGAGTGGGACGCAACAGCATCGGGGGCGAGCATGTCGCCGACGCGTGCATGAAGTTGAATAAGACGATGCTACGCGAATGTCACATGAACCTCGAACACTTCAAGGCAGCCGACGCTCTCGACTGGGTGTTTAGCGCAGACGTCCTGCAGAGGGCGGCAGCCGTCAAGGGTATAGTGACACCCGGATACAAACACGAAAACTACCACCTCCCAAACACGAATATTACACTGACACTCGACTTTGAGAACCTCCCAGTGCCGCCCATAATGTCGACTGCGGCAACGCCTGACCTATCGAAGTGTGCGACTTTTGTAGCGGCGATAAAGACCGCACAGGAAATTCAGCACAAGTACGCAAGAGTAAAGCATCTCCTGCGTTGGTTAGACGCCAATGCTACGCCGGGCGCGATACGTACATACTGGCCCGCGGTGGTAGCACTCTGCCCGCGTTCGGCGATCGCTAAGCTACCGAGCGCACCGGCACGATGCACCACTCCACATGGTATCGGCGAGATGCTTCCGCTCATTCGTGAGACAGCCGGTACGGTAGCGGCGATGCAGATGATCCCTGCTGATATCACGACGCGCGGGGCGACCGATATGTGGATCGCGCTCCCCTCTAGTAGGGAAGAGTTAGACGGCACGGCGTACGCCGTCGAGGCAATCACCGTCAATCTCTGATTAACGTTCTCTAAACGGATTGCGCGTGTGACAGAGATCATACGCGCAATCCCCCAGCGTGAAAGCATCATGCCCACCAAGCAATGGCTCGTTGATCACGGATACTGCCCGCGCCTCTACAGCGCGTGGCTGAACATGCGTCATCGATGCAATCATCCAACTGACCCATTCGGATATCGTAAGCGCGGTATCGAAGTGTGCGCGGATTGGGACAGCTATGACACCTTCGCTGCGGACATGGGTCCGCATCCGGGAATGGGGTGGACGTTGGATCGCGAAGACAACAGCGGTTCTTACTGCCGCAGTAATTGTCGATGGGCTACGCGTCGCGAACAGGCGCAGAACCGCGGGGCCTACATCAAGGTTGGAGCCGAAAAGGCTGAGAGAATTCGTAAAGCCTATGTGCGCGGTGTAACGCGACAGGTGGATATTGCAGAACAGTTTGGTGTCTCACAAACAGACGTATCCCAGATCATTCGAAACGTGCGATGGGCACGAGAAATGGAGGTGGAACATGGGTGCTAAAAATCTTTTGTTCCTGGACTTTCGAAACGTATTACGACAACGAATTCTCGTTGCGTCGGATGACGTCCGCTAACTATATCCTCGACCCGCGCTTCGAGATGATCATGTGCGCGGTGAAGGTGAACGACGGCCCGCATTGCATCGTCGATGGCCCCCATTTCCCCCAGTGGTTGGCGCAGTTTGATCCTGCTGACACCACAACAGTTACGTTCAACGCGCTGTTTGATAACTCGATCCTCGCGTGGCGCTACGGCTTCGTGCCGCACACCATGATCGATGCGATGGCGATGGCTCGCACGTTGCTGGGGCACAAGCTCTCTCGCTTCTCGCTGGCGCATATCGCTGAGTATCTGGGGCAGCCGCCCAAGGGTACAGCGATCAACGACGTCAAGGGCATGCGCCGTGAGGAAATCATGGCGAACCCACAGCTGTGGAAGGCGTTCAGAGAATACGCCATCCACGATAACGAGCTGTGCGAGTTCATCTTCAATAAGCTCTATCCCTCGATGCCGTGGTCCGAGCGCAGGCTCATGGACATGGTACTGCGTTGCTGCGTCGAGCCGCGCTTCATGGTCGATACCAATATGCTTGAGGCGCACATCGTCGACGTCAAGGCGGCGAAAGAGCGGCTGGTTATCGATGCCGGCAACGTGGACCGAAAGACCATCATGTCGACGAAGCTATTTAAAGAGGCCCTCGAAGGCATGGGGGTCGATATCCAATACAAGGAGAGCCCGAGCGCGTTAGACGAGTACGGCGCGCCCAAGCTGATCCCTGCGTTCTCCAAGACAGACGAGTTCATGGAGGAGCTACAGAACGACGCTGACCCAAAGATCGCGGCGATGGCAGCCGCACGGGTGGGGCTGAAGAGCACCCTCGAAGAGACACGCAGCGAGAAGCTGCTGGGTATCGGCCTGTTGGATTGGCCGCAGGGTAGCGGCACGATGCCTATACCTCTTCGGTACGGCGGTGCCCACACGCATCGCCTGTCTGGCGACTGGGGCATGAACATGCAGAACATGCCTACGGTAAGAGGGTCACAAGGTAAGAGCAAACTAAGGCTCTCCCTCAAAGCTCCTCCGGGTCACACGGTGGTGACATGCGACTTGGGCCAGATCGAAGCCAGACTAGTGGCGTGGATTTGCGGCGAGCACAGGTTGCTCCGTGAATTCGCAGAGAAGCTCGACCCGTATAACCAGCTGGCGAGCGCGATCTTCGGGCGCCCGGTCAACCGCAAGCTCACCGGCACGATCGACGAGACTATGGGTTTCATCGGCAAGACCGGCATTCTTGGGCTAGGCTACGGATGCGGCAAGGACAAATTCCACGCGATGGTGATCCGTAGTGCCCGTGCACAGGGCGTGGACATCTCGCAGATATACAATCAGAGCGTCGGCGAGCGAGCGTGGCGTACTTATCGAGCCCGCTACGCCAAGATACCCGATGGCTGGTACCACCTTGATCACCTCGTTACGGGTGTTTTGGCGAACCCAAGCGGCGGACGAACTAACTTTGGTCCGTGCGTTCTCTCGTATCAGAGGGTGATACTACCGAGCGGCCTGACGCTCGAATACGACAACCTACAGCCGCCCTCTAATCTCATCGGAGGTCACCGCAGCCACACTTACCGCTACGGTAAGAAGCGCCACACGCTCTACGGCGCGAAGCTTTTGGAGAACATCACCCAAGCGCTGGCGCGTATCATCGTGATGAACGCTGCGTTGAGGATCAGGGATAAAGGCAAGACGCGCCCTGACCCGCAGAGCTACCGCTTCGTTTTGCAGGCACACGATGAACTCGTTTTCATCGTCCCCAACGATGAACTCGAATTCGCGAAGAAACTAATCCACGAAGAGATGACCCGGCCTCCGTCGTGGGGCAAGGACATCCCGCTTGTCGCGGATATTGCGAGCGGTCCATCTTATGGGGAGGCGAAGGGCTAATGGCTCAGAGCAAGTTGTATCGAGTATGGGCCTGGATGCTCTCCCGTTGTCGTAACCCTAACGTTATCGGCTGGAAAAACTACGGCGGCAGAGGCATCCGTGTATGCGATGAATGGCGTACTTTTGCGCCGTTCGCTGCATGGGCGGAGACAAACCAATACGCACCGGGCCTAGAGCTAGACCGCAAAGATAATGACGGAGATTACTGCCCAGCCAACTGTCGTTGGGTCTCGCGTATCGTCAACGCACGAAATAAGCGAACGAGCAGAAAGGTTACAGCATTCGGCGAGAGTAAAACTCTTGCGGAGTGGGCTGAAGACCCGCGCTGCACGGTCGCTTACCACGCGCTCAAAAAGCGCCTTAACCGCGGCCTCAATTCGGAGACCGCTATCACTGCCCAACCAATTCCCTTCGGGAAATATAAGCGAGGTTCACATGTCGACCGGTACGAAGCATAAAGTCTGTTATGTAGCAGGACCCATGCGCGGCATCCCCGAGTTCAACTACCCCGCGTTCAACGCGGTCGCTCACTGCCTGCGGCAGGATGGACACTACGTGTTCAACCCCGCGGAAGAAGACATCTACCGAACGGGAGTGGACGTCTCCAAGGGCAACGAGAAGGGCTGTTTGAAGCAGGCCGCGAAGGAGCACGGTTTTTCGCTGCGCGCTGCGCTCAAGGAAGACTTGGAGTTCATCTGTCTCGAAGCGAACTGCATCTACATGCTGCCGGGCTGGGAGAAGTCTCTCGGCGCGAATGCTGAGCACCGCACCGCGATAGCGCTCCAGTCTGAGGGCATGGAGATCGTCTATGTTACGTCAGAGAGTATGGAGCTGATGCTCCTGGCGCATGAGCTGTACACCAACGCCCTCGAAGCAGCGGAGTAACGACTATGACTAACAAATTCGGTACCGAGTGTGAATGCGACAGGTATGAAACCTGCGAAAAGTGCGAGCCCAAAGTGGCGAAGTACGAAGAGCGTAAGTCTTACGCCGTCTTCACGCAACCGATGCCGCCATGGTCCCGCAAAGAGGAAGCCGCTACGCCAACGCAAGCCCGCCTGATCGAAGGTGGCAGCGAGTATCGTAAAGGCTTCCCGATGTGCACCGGGTTGATGGACTACTTCCCGGACGCACTTGCTGCTGTGGCCAACGTATCGAAGCAGGGCAACGACAAGCACAATCCCGGTGAGCTGATGCACCATGCACGCGGCAAGTCGATGGACCATGCCGACTGCATCATGCGGCATCTACAAGAGCGTGGCGGCTTTGACGGCACTATCCGCCACACCGCGGCGCTTGCGTGGCGTGCACTCGCACTACTGCAGGAAGAGCTTGAAATCGAGAACGGCTTCTCACTCCCACGAGGTGCAAAGTGATTGTATGCGAAAAGTGTGACGGTAAGAGCATGGTGTTCGAAACACGAACGATCGGACCCACTGTTAGACGTCGCCGCAAGTGCCTCTCGTGCAATTGGCGATGGTCGACTGCTGAAATTCCGCTCGCAACGTTTAAAGAAATTAAACGTGCTGAGAAACCGGCACGCCAATTGCAAGGTGTAGTCCATGGATGACAAAACGAAAAAAGAGATGGAGCGCGGTGCGCAAATTACTGCGCGTCGTTTTCTCGCTGAGCAGTTCGACCCGGATCACAAAGGGTTTCATGTATCAGTGGCGGAGCGAGCGCGCCGCGACGCGAACCGTGAACACCTTGGACAATGGAAGAAAGCTCATGAGCCCGATTGAAGAAGCTCGCATGCAGACATTATCGAAGCTGATCCTTGGTCATGCTGTCGAATTCGTCGAGAGTGGCGACAGCTACATTCGCTTCTCTGTCGGCGAGCACGAGTTCGCTGACAAGCGCAGCGAATATCCGAGCGAGAAGCTGATCGCTGATCTGTCACTGGCGGCTTACGCGCTGGGGTACTCGCCAGCTTCGTTCAGCATCGGTGATCTGGGTCCGGAGACCGTACGTTCTGTGTTGAGGTACGGACGGTATCGTTCCGATTTAGGGGTTAAGTGATGGCGAAGATTGAAGGTATCGCGGGTAAACCGAAAGAGTGGGCTTGGAGCTACTCCAAGCTCAAGAACTTCGAGACTTGCCCGAAGCGGCATTACGAAATCGACGTGCTCAAGAGCTACATCGAAGACGTGAAGCCCGGCGGGCCGCTGGACGAAGGTAACAAGGCGCATGCCGCGCTTGCGAAAGCGTGCGAGGGCACGGAGCCGTTGCCCGTTAACTTTTCTCACTACCAATCATGGGTAGACCGGGTCAGGGCCGTTCCTGGCAAGCTACTCGTGGAGCAGAAATATGCGATCACCAGAGATTTCCGCGCTACTACTTACTTTGCTCGTGATTGTTGGTATCGCGGCATTGGAGACGTCGTGTGTCTTGATGGCCCGATCGCCCTCATACTCGATTGGAAAACCGGCAAAGTCCTAGAGGACCCGGTCCAATTGGCATTGAT